ATCATTTAAGTCTTTATCAGAAGTTTCTGATCCTTCATACACATTTTCTTCATCAAAGATTCTAACGATTGATCTTTTTACAATCTCAACCATTTGATCTCCAACTTCAAGGGCATCTATACCGTCAATGTCTTTGACTTGGATCAACTTTAACACAACTCCAACTGTATCACTAATCATAATAGTGTCATCGGGAATTTCTCCGTCAACTTCTATCTCTTCAAGATTAATAACAACTTCACCTGTTCCTTTACAGTCTCCATTGGAACAGTTTAAATTAATGGTGCTGTGTTCACCAACTGAAACTGCTCTAATCTTAATAAACAAATATTCCATATCGATCATGGGAAGTTCACTTACATCAACCTCACCATTCGTCACATTGCCTATTAAAGTCTTTACAGCCTCTAATATCTCTTTCGAGTCTTCACTCTCTCTCGCGAGAATTAATACCTTTTGTTCTTTTACAAGAAAAGGTCGAAATTCTACTTCACGACCATCACTTGGTAGACTACACCTATAAGTAGGTGCCGCCTGTATTGGTAATCCCATAATTACTCCATATTAAAAAAGAGATGGTTATCCACCTCTATTACCGAAAATAGCAGCTCCTCTAGAAACAGCTGTATCTAATTTCTGCAGCTTGTTCATAGCCTTGCCTGCTTTTCCTGAGAACCTTGAAGCAACTTTCATTCCATCTAAAAGTATATCCAACATTCTCCTTCCTTTATTTAGTGCAGACAATGGTGGCTTCTCAACATACTCTGTATCGAAAGTCGTATATCCAAAACTGCAACTGAATTTTAAAATCTCTGCGCTCGTAGATGATAATGCCATCGGTTCATAACTTATTGGGAACGCTTCATATAATTTATATTTTAAAGCCGTCTTATCATCTTGTCTAAATTGGTGTATCTCTATTTCACCAACATACTCATCTTTGTATTCAAAGTATGGGCTGAAACTATTTCCTGTTCCCTCTGAATTTGTAAATATCATACTTTGCCATGTTTCAATTATGAAACGATCATAGAATCCTGAGTCACATAAAAACGATAAAGTAATTTCTCCACCGTTCTCAACTCCGAGTGGGAAATGTTCTGTAGCACCATAGGCAGACCAAGCTTCTGTTGTTAGTTTTCGGCCAGGCAAAGATACTGCATCACATCTAAGACCATCCAAACTTAAACCGAGTTTTGGACAATGAAGATTGACATGGAATCTGTTTGCTCTTGCACCTGTATCAAAGTTATATTTTAATTTGTCTATTTTTGACTCATGCTTTGTCATTAAAATCTCCTAGCACTTTCTGCGTAAACATGGTTTGCATGACTGTTTTGCCATTGGGCAGTTGGCATCATTGAGACTATATCCCACTTTTCTGCTGGGACTTCTGTTATTCTACTCTGTATTCTTCCAGTAATATACCATTTAATACATGGTTTCGCATATTTTAATCTCGTTACTGCCTTTATAGTCTCATAAAAGACACGAAATTCGGTTGTTTCATCAAATTCTTCATTATTTGTTTCTTCAAACAAGGCATTTAACAAAAGTATTCTATGTCTAGGTGCAAGATAGTGTAAATTTATACCTAAAACCTTTTTTGAGGTAGCATCTAAAGGTATCATGCACGGAAATTTGTCCCAATATGGTAATTTTTGCTTATGTTTAGCATCATAAAAGAACATATACATTTTTCCCTGTTCTAATCTTACTGCTGGTGATCCCATTCCTCTTAATAAAGGTTTTGGTCTTACTTTAAGATTTCTAGCCTTGGTTTTAAACCACTCCATACTTTCTACACTTCTTTTTTGAAGATCAGAAGGTAATTGACTTTCCCATCTTTGTGCTAAACTTGCCATATAACTATTTATGTCAAGTTAGATGGTCTTCTGTCAATATAGTGAATATATATTTGCGATCTTTACAATATTTTCTTGCAGCTTTGAATTTTGCTTGGTTAATTCCATAGGTTGAAACTTCCCTGATAAACTTTTGAGTGGTTCTCTTTTTTCTTTTGGGTGGTTCTAAGTGTTTCTTGGGTTTAACTTCAATGATATGACGAACATTTTGACCGTTTGAGTTAACCATTTTAATATAGAAGTCAGGAAAGTATCTGTGAGGTTTCTTATCTATAGGAGATATATAAGGTATAACGATCTCTTCGCTTCCCCATTCTATAATTTTAGAGTTACGATCGCAATAATCCATGAATCTTCGCTCCCAAAGTGACCGATAATAGATTTTTGTGGGGTCTCCTCTATATTTTTTATAGTTCTTTGGTTTATACTTACCACTGTATGACATAAATAGATATTAGAACCTTCAACATATTAACTTTAAAATATTTATAACAGGAACAACCATGGGTCTAAGTAGAATCCTTAAAAAAGTCAATAAAGCAAAACAAGCAATCTCATCTCTAAAGGGAATTGCATCAAAGTTACAGAACCTAAATTATAATTCTGTTATTAATTCTGACGAATTAAAGAGTCAGGCAGAAGAGGCAACTAAAAAACTTGATAAAAGACGAAAATCTTTACAGAAGAATTTAGATGCAAAGATGGCAGCTAAGAACGCTGCCAAAGATATACCTATTGGTGAAACAAAAGAACTAATGTATCCTATTGGTGATCCTTTAGAAAATTATGTTGTATTCAGAACTCGACCAAGAAAAGTTAGAGCAAAAACAAGAGAAGGTATTGATGTTAATTTATCACCTAAGCCAGGCACAACTAAACTCTTTAAAAAAGATGATGCAAATAGACAGAATCTTTTATCTAAAGAAAGTGTTGAGATTGCATTATATGTTCCTGATGCTTTATCTTCTACAGCAGATGTAAAATATAAAACAGGTGAAGTTGGTCAGGTGGTGAGAGGTATGTCATCAGGAGAAGGCATTGGTGGTTTTGTAGAAGGATTGATAGGTGGTGTAACTCAAGGGGTTCAGAAATTTATGAACAGTATGTCGGGTGATGCAATGTTCTTCTTACAAGGTAAAGCAGTTAATCCACAACAAGAACAAATGTTAGAGGGTGTTGACTTTAGATCATTTACTTTTAATTATACCTTCTGGCCTAAATCTGAAGCAGAAGCAGCGATGGTTAATCAGATTATCTATTGGTTCAGAACTGCAATGTTACCTGACACTTATCCACCTATAGGTGCTGGTGGTCAATCAGAAGGAGAAGCAGCTGGTGGTGGTGAGGCATTCTTTAATTATCCAAACATATTTGATGTTGAATACTTTGGCCCGATAAAAGAGAAGGTCGATGGATTCTTACCTATGGTTTGCACTTCCGTTGCTGTTGATCATACTAATGGTAAGAAATTTGCAACCTTCAAAGATGGTCAACCTGTTTCATCTTCAATGACATTAAACTTTTTAGAGATTAAAATTCTTACTCAAGAGTCTTATCAAGAGATTTCACCACTGGGTGATCCGAGTATGAAATCTGCACAGAGTCTACTTGATGTCCGAACAAAAGACGGTGCAGCTGCAGCTGAACAGGAAAAGATGGGTTCAACAGGTGAGGCCGAAGTTAATAAACAAATGAACAAGAAACCACCACCGAAGGGGTAGAATATGGCAAATCAATTATTTAACAATTTTCCCGAATTACAATACACCTTACCTAATGAAAAGGTTGTTACTATTAAGGACTTCTTTAGGAAAGCAACAGTTGAACAAGACGCTGTCAATAGTGTCGTAGATTACACTTATTATGAGCTACTTGATGGTGAGCGTCCTGATGTAGTCGCTGCAAAACTTTACGGTGACAGTGATCTTCACTGGACATTATTTTTAGTGAATGATTGGAGTAACTATTATGAGTGGCACATGGATCAAGAAACTCTCGCAAATTACTTAACAGAGAAATATCCCGGCGTATGGCTAAGTGCTGCAAACTCAACTGATATAGTAGATGCAACAACTTACGATAAATCAAATGATCCATGGGTAATTACTGCAACCTCTAAATTTCATTTCGGTGAACAAGTCACTAATGGAACTTTCACTGGTAATGTTATAAAGATAGAACCACAATTTAAAAGAATTTGTGTTGAAGGTGGAACATGGTTAAAAAATCAAGTTGTAACAACCAATAGAATTGAAGATAGTCATATTTATTATGATGGGGTGCAAAAGTCTTTTACTATCACAAATGTTCAAAACGCCCTTGATGGAACTGCATATTATAAAGACAGTAATGGAATTAAAAAGACTTATAGTGATACAGGATTTGATCCAGTGAATTATGAAACAGTCGAATATGATGAAAACGAAAAGAAAAGAAAAATTAAAATAATAAAACCTGAGTATATCAAAGGCGTAGTGTCAGAGTTTGAAAATGTTATGATGGGGTAAGTAATGACTGGACAACCACAAAGAGCGGGACAGTTTTTTATAGAATCACTTGCATTAGTTAATCAACACCAAGAGTCAATCGACATTAGGGAGTTGGTGCAAGAGTTTAGACTAAACGAAAGTATCCATAATAAATTTTGTAGTGCCACATTTGGTATTGCAGATGGTATTAATTTATTAAAAAATTATCGGTTAACAGGACAAGAGTTTATCCGAGTGTCAATAAAACAGAAAGAAGGAATGACAGAGGATGCACCTAAAGAATTTAGTATTGATAAAAGTTTCCGCATTTTCAAAATAGACCAACTTAGAAGAGTTAATGAAACCACACAAACTTATTTAATTCGATGTGTCGAACCTAGGTTATACACTTGTAGACGAACACGATTAAGTAGAGTCTTTAGAGGTTCTTATGATGACATACTTGAGAATATCTTTGTAAACTATGCAAAGATAAAGGAAGAGGAGTTTGATCATTGGGAAGAAACCGAACCACAGAACATTCAATACATAGCTCCTAATTGGACTGTCGGAAGTGTCATAGATCATTGCGTAAATCACGCGAGTCTAGGGAACGATTCTGTGTGGAGAAATGGCATGTTTTTCTACCAAACTCTTAATGGTGGATTTAGATTAAAATCGATTGATAGAATGTTTGAAGATGAATTTCCTATTCCATTTTCTCAATATCCAAGAAATGCAAGTGATACAGACAATTTAGATTTAAATGCGCCTGGCGGTTTGAACAGTCAAATAATAGCATTTGAAAAACCTCAGGTATTTGATACATTACAAGGAACAGTTGGTGGTGCATACGCATCCAAGTTAGAAGCTTATGATCCAGTTAGAAAATTATCGGAAGATATTATCTATGATATGGAAGAAACATATTCACGATCAGATAAACATCTCTCAGGACATCCACTAATACACAACTCAAAAGAGGATGGTGAGTATTTACTTACAACCGAGAATCAAGTTGATGTAAGCACTTCACCACCTGTAACACAAATCGATAATGATCTTGCACCAAATGAATATTATGAAGCTTTATCCGTTAATTCATATAACATGAATCACTCTTGGGATGATTCAGATAATCTTGATGCCGATCCTTTATTTAAAGGTGTGGAGAGTAAAGACAATTCAATATTAGAAAGAAAAGCATTATTAGAGACACTTGAACAACATAGAATCCTAGTTACAATACCATTAAGAACAGATATGTCAGTTGGAACAATAATACAACTTCAACTTCCAGCTGCACAACCAGCAAGTAAAGGGGATGTATCAGATAAATTAAATGACGATAGATACTTAATAACAGACATATCAATAAACGGAAGTCCAGTTCTTGGAATTGGTGAAATGACACTAGAATGCACTAAAGAATCCCTTGCAAAAAAAGTTTCAAGTGTTGAACCGTTAGCAAAAGTTGAAGCCACGGCATCGATATGAACACATTTTACGTAATAATTGAAGACAGAAACGACCCTTTAAAAATAGGTAGGGTTCGTGTTCGTGTTCATGGAGTGCATACTGATGACAAACTATTGATTGCATCTCCTGATTTACCATGGTCTCAAGTATTACTTCCAACAACTACAGCTGCTTTATCAGGAATAGGGATTCAACACGGACTCGTTGAGGGGTCTACGGTAGCTGGTTTCTTTAGAGATAAAGGAAAACAAGACTTTGTGGTTACACATTCAGCTGCTGGTTTACCACATGGTGGTTATAAAGAAACAATAACAGACGAATTATTAAAGAGAGATGTAGAGAAAGGATTTAATGATCCTAGAAAATTAACAAAGGACGCATATAAAGGAACACCTGATGGTGAGAGTCCTGATCAAGCACCAAATAGAGGTCATGGTCTTACACTTGCAATGGACACTGCACCGACATTCCCTGATAAGATAGAAACAGAAATCGGTAAAGCAGTTGAGATAACAGAACAAGAATTAACAGATGAACACTTACCTTTTTATCCTTTAAAACCTGACGGAAAAACCAGTGACTTAGGTGCATATCATACAGCACAAGAAGATACAAACTATGACACTATGGATTTGTCTAAAATGACAGCTCCTAGTTGGGAAGGGTTTGTTGCCGATGGAACACTCAAAGATAGAGTGAGTAAAATTAATGATCAAGCTTCTGTAGCAAAACCTGTTTATCCATTTAATAAAACAAACATGACTGAGAGTGGTCATCTTATAGAAGTGGATGATACTAAAGGTGCAGAAAGACTTTCATGGTATCATAGATCAGGAACATTTACTGAATGGCAACCTGATGGTAGCACAATCACAAGAGTCAATAACGATAACTATACTTTAATTTGTAAAGACGATACTATTCAAGTGGGTGGTAATGTTAGTATCTCAGTTTTTGGTGATGCTAAGGTTGCAGTTAAAAAGGATTTATATGTTGGGGTCGCAGGTGATGCCAAGGTTGAAGTTCTTGGAGAAACAGATGTAACATCTACAAAAGATTTAACAGTCACAGCACCAAACATTAAACTCTATGGTAATACAATTAAGTTGAACTCATAATGGACGCTGCATTATTAAAAGAAAAAGCCGCAGGCTTTACATTACCCAAACTACCAACAGAAATAGATTGTCCGCCAGGCGATATTTTTGATCTACCAACTAAAGCAGATTTAGTTAATATGATTAATAAGATTAGTGATATTCCAAGTCAACTTAGAGTCTTTATGGTTGAAATGGGAACTGATCTTACTGCAGAAGCTAAAGCAGAAATGGAAGGTATCATCAAAGAGATTGAAAGTTATATGGAAACCTTTGAGGAGATTCTTAAACCTTATTGGAAGACAGGAACGGTTCGAGATTGGAGTAAGGAAGCTAAAGAAGCAATTACAGATTTACTTGCAGAGTTTCACATGTTTATCCCTGCCAAGATTTTAGAATTGATAGGTAAAATTATCCCTGTTAATTTTAAGATGAATGTTATTGGTATTGAGATTGACATTCTTAAAATTACAACTGCAGAAGAACAACAAAGAATTATTGATCAACTCTCAGGAATGGGATCGGATATTAAAGCACAGATAGAAGCATTAAAGAATCAAGACCCACCTTTATCTCCCGAAGAACTTAAAAAGATGATGGAAGGTATGATCTCAGGAGAAATAGATAAGTATTTTAAAATGATTCCTAGTGTCTATCAACAGTTTGCTGGTCAGTATGGTATAGAAGTTAATGAATGGAAAGCAAAGGCAACATGGTCTTGGGTTAAAAGTGAAATACAGGATTGGATTCAGAACTCTTTATTCAAGGCATTTAAATCTTTGATTAGTCTGTTTGATTTAATTTGGAGTATGTTGGGACTACCAAGTATTACTGCATTGTTTACAATGGATATTCCAGCATTAATTCAATCATTAATTGACACGGTAAAGGCAAAGTATGGAGACATAAAGAATCTGACCATTGAAGAAGCACAGAAATTTAGGGAAGAATTGAAATCATTATTATTAGATTTACAAATCGGGCCGTTTTCTATTAAACAAATTATAGGTGATGCAGTTAAGGAATCTGTAACTTCATTAGAAGATCAAATAAATGAACTGATTGTAGCAGCTAGAGATTTTTCAATCAACTGGCAGAAGAAAATAATGTTTGAATGGGTAAAAATAGTTAAAGCATTTTTTGATGCAATAGGTTTGGGTGCAATTTTTGAATTAGTTGGACTTACCTTATGTAATTTTCTAAAAATGTTAGCGTTCCCTTTCAAAATTGATGTTAAATTTCCAAGTGTTGACAAATTAGCAACCATAGGAATAACTCTTGCGACAGCGACAACAGTTTTCAACTCAGGAAGTATGGGATCAGGTGGAAGTCCTGCTTCGACAGACAGAGTGGTTAATGAAGTTACTACAACAGCAGGTCAAACAGTTATTGCTGGAAGTTATGCAGACGGAGATGTCTTAGTAGTTAGTAAAGGTGATCTAAAAACTGCCTTCACTGGTTACTCAGTAGTCGATGGTGATATAGTTTTATCTACACCAGCTGCAGAAGGTGATAATTATTTAGTTATTCCAAGAGGAAGTTAGACAAAGGGTTATAAATAGTATTATGGCAGATATAGTTAGCAAAGCAAAAACCGTAGCATCTCCTGATGTCTATGCCGATTTGAATCTATTTTTTACAGTGCATCCAATCACTAAGGATGTAACAAGATTACTAGATTCAGATGCAGTTAAGAGGTCAGTTAAGAATATTGTCTTAACCAATTACTATGAAAGACCATTCAAACCAGCTTTGGGTGGTGGAATTAGAAATTTACTATTTGAATTAGATACTGACAGAAGACTTCAAAGAGCAAGAAGACAACTAACTAAAACTATATCAATTTTTGAACCTAGAGTATCTAATGTAGCTTGTGAATTTTCTAGGTTAGATACAAATGAAATGCAAATAACAATCTATTATACTATTTCAAATGCTATGCCTAGGCAAGAAGTAGAATTTACAATTAGAAGGACACGATAATGGCAACGAAAAGTTCACAGATAAATGTCACCGATTTAGATTTCGAGACAATAGGAGATAATTTAAAAAACTATCTAAAGGGACAAACTAAACTTAAAGATTATGATTTTGAAGGATCAACAATGTCACTATTGGTTGATCTTCTTGCATACTCTTCTCATATTGGAGCAGTCAATACCAACATTGCTGGTAGTGAACTCTTCTTAGATTCTGCACAAATCAGAAAGAATGTTGTGAGTCGTGCAAAAGATTTAGGATTCACTCCACAATCCGAAAGTTGTTCAAAGGCAATCGTAGACATGACACTTTTAAATGTAAGGAATCCTGATGGAAGTTATCCAACTATCACAACAATGACACTTCCAAGAGGAGCTAGATTCTCCACAGTTTATGATGGTGTTAGTTATAACTTTGTCGTAGCTGATTCTAAGAAACCAACTCAGGATTCGGGAAAGTATACTTATACTGGTATTACTCTTGCACAAGGAATGTTTGCTACTGATCAATATGTTTATGACAGACAAATTAAAAATGCAAAATTTGTATTATCAAATGAGAGAGTAGATAAAGGACTTATGAGTGTTACAGTTACTTCGGATGGATCAACAACAACATTTACTCAAGCAACAGATACAGCAGAAGTTAAAACAACATCAACAGTCTTTTACACTCAAGAAAACGAAGACGGATATGTTGAAGTATATTTTGGAGATGGTGTATTAGGTCAGGAACTTTATGATGGTGATATTATTACCGTGACATACATCATAGTAGATGAAGTTCATGCAGAAGGAAGTAAAAGTTTTACACAAGTAACTGCAGTAAATGGTTATAACAGTTCAACAGTTGTAGCTACAGTCCCAGCAACTGGTGGTGCAGAAAAAGAATCAATCGAATCAATCAAATTTAAAGCAACCAAATTCTATACTTCACAGAATAGACTTGTAACACTTAATGATTACAAAGCAAAGGTCACAGAGTATTATCCAAATGCAGATGCAGTTGCAGTATGGGGTGGTGAAGATAATGATCCACCTGAGTATGGTAAAGTGTTTCTTGCAATTAAACCAAAGAACTCAGACTATTTAACTGAGACAGAAAAAACATTAGTTACAAATAACTTAAACAAATTAAATATGTTGACTGTAAGACCAACAATTATCGATGCAGATTTGGTTAAAATTTTAATTTCAACCGTATTCAAATACAATGCAAACTCAACTGATTTAACACAGGGTGAGTTAGAAACATTAGTGACAACAACAATCAACAATTATGATTCATCAAATCTTGCAAACTTTGATGCGATCTTTAGACACTCTAATTTAGTTAGAGAGATAGATGCAACACATGATTCTATTCTTTCCAATATTACTAATATAAGATTAAGGAAAAAACAGAGTGTCATTACTAACAACACTAGAGGACATACAGTAGATTTTGGAAATTTATTATATCATCCTAATACTGCATACAATAAAGAGGGTGGTGGTATCACAACTACTACTGGATTTTATGTTCAAGGAGATAGTGTTAACATACAATATTTTGATGATGATGGGTCAGGTAATCTAAGAAGATTTTACCTATCAGGATCAACAAGAATTTATCAGGATAGTGCAGCTGGAACAGTTGACTATTCTACAGGACAATTTACAATCAATGCCATCAATATAACCTCAACGGTTAATACTGATTCATCGATTGATTTCACCATTATACCAACAAGTTTTGATGTGGTTGCTAAGAGAGGAAATTTAATTGACATCTCTACAGACACACCTGACATTTCGGTTATAGGTGAGATAGACACCATCGCAAGTGGTGAGAGTGGTGCTGGAGTTGGATTTAAGTCTACTTCTAGCACTTCATATTAACCTTCATTATGAAAATAGTGATCAGGAGTCCCCTGAGTAGTTTACCATTAACTTGGATTATATAAGGAGTATAACATGGCAGACAAAAAAATCACAGCATTAACTGCGGTATCTGATGCAGATATTGGAGCGGATGACTTACTACATATCGTAGATTCACCTGGCGGAACACCAGTGAATAAGAAAATGACAATAGCAC